CTACTGTGCGACCTGGCCTGCAATCGCGTCTACCTATTCCGCCACCGCTCAATATTCACTTTTCAATGATGCTTCTGATCGTCACATTTTTCCCACGCTGGGCAGTCTTTGCATTTGGGAAATTTATCGGTGTCTTTTCCAAACACAAGACCGCGTGGGCATGTCAGTTTTTTCCTTTCTTCTTTTTCTTTTTTTGCTTCTTCTTTTTCTTTTTTTGCTTCTTCTTTTCCTTCTTCTTCTTCTTTTCCTTCTTCTTTTCCTTAATCTCAGTCAGATTGTCGAAGGGCATAACCAATTCTTCGCCATCATCAAACTCGACTTCGGCTTCCTCTTCGTCCTCGTCAACAGAGGTGATGATACCTTTGTAGTCAGTATCGTCTATCTCGGCCGTCACAGTCATGCCGACTTTCCAAGCACATTCGTCATCTTCATTGGAATCATTGTCGTCAGAATCTTCATCCCAGTCATCATCATTGGAATCTCCTTCGTCGAGACTTTCAGTTTCGTCCTCATCAGAATCCCAATTATCTTCCTCGTCGGCATCTTCCTCGTCGGCATCTTCCTCGTCGGCATCTTCCTCGTCGGCATCTTCCTCGTCGGCATCTTCCTCGTCGGCATCTTCCTCGTCGGCATCTTCCTTCTTCTTCTTTTTGTTTTTCTTCTTTTTGGAAGAGTCATCCCCATCATCCGATTCGGTCTGGAGGAAGATTTCCTTTAACTCATCATATTCCAGAACGATAATCAGATCATCAAGACAGAGCACTTCTGGATCTTCATAGTCTTCTTTCCGAGGTTTGAAGTCGATAGAATCCACCTCGAAGAAGGCTCGACCTCCAAACGAACGCTCCTCAACACCAAGTCTTAGAGAATATCCATCTTCCCATTCTGCGAAGACCTCATAGTCTTCATCGTCGTCTTCGGTGTTAATACGGTTGTCGAGTTTTTTGCCGAACAGATGGAAGGATATGTCCAGGATTTGAACACCTTTATCTGCGTCCTTACGATCAATAATATTGAACAGCTGGCGTTCTTTAGGAGCTAATTCTTTGATCAGATCCTCATCAGAGTCATCAGCTGCCACAAGAGCAGCTCTGTGCTCACAGATAGGACACTTCTCATGAAGTTCTTTTGCTCGGCAGGCATAACTATCACCTTCGACTCCAATACCTCTGTGCACCCAGTAGGTTCTCTCGTGATGCATCTCACCTTCATCTGCCCATTTATTGTTGTCACCAGCAGGGTAGTTCAAGATGTCAACTAATCTTGCTTTGGTATTCTTGAACTGGAACAGTGAAGTTCCGTCCGGGACTTTGAAAGCAGATGGTTGGAATCCAGCCTTGTGCTTCTCTGCTCGTCTTCTTGCGGAAGAGCCACGTTCTTTCTTTTGTTGCTTCTTTTTACGCTTGCTCATAAATCTTTCCTTTCTTTCAATTCTTGTTCTAATTCTTCAAAGGTTTTTTTCAGTTTGACTGTTCTGTGCCGTTCGATAAACTCCTTTCCTCTGAAATAGCCAACTACCCCCCACTTGACACAGCAGTAGATGAGCATTGGTGCCCCTATCATTACCAAGCATATTGTCCACAATTTTTCAATCATGGTGTCTCCGTTTTTTCTTTTTTCTTCGGGCGGTGTGCTTCTCAAAATCTTCGGTTGTTTCCTTCTCATTTTTGGTATAAGGTTTTGCCCAATAGTTTTGGCCATGCAGATCGACTGCTTTTTCAAGAGCCTTTTTTCGATGCTCGAGTGCTATCGTCATTGCTTGAAGTATGTCTACTGCATGTTTGGCGTTAAGATGAGCAGTGAAGCTCTTTTCATAATCTTCATCGCCTATGATAGCTGCTGCTATGCTCTTCTCTGTGGGTTTGCACTTGCCATCTTTCTCAGGCTGATCAAACTTCTCAGGGTTGGTTCTGATAGCCAGATCCAGTTCAGCTTTCGTTACTTCGATTTGATTTTTTGCTTCTCCTTCCTCTCTTCTTGCATCTGCTAACTGTGATGCAAATCTGAAATAGAGTTTTGGTTGATTCACCCACTCCTCTTCCAAGATGTTCAAATCTATTTCTAAAATGGATTCATTTGGTTCCTGCATTTTCTTTCTCCTCTTTCTAATTTTCTGCTAACACTTCATAGCATGCAGCAGCTAAACCTGCATGCTTACTGTCATAGAAATGATCTTGAAAGGCGTCAATAACAAGATATGCTCTGCCTGACATCTGCCCTGCTGTCAGTAAAACAGATCGGGCATATCCTAACACAGACCATCGAATTTGTTCCGGCTCCTCTCCTAAACACTTCTTTAAGATGCCTGCCATCTGTTTCCATGTTGTTCCTTTTCTGAATAAGGCTCTGGCAATCTCCCTGGATTGAATTTCTACCACTGAGGATTGTATAGCTTCCAACATCTTGGCCTTGCCCGATAAGCTTATTACAGAGTTGAGATGAACGAGAGCTTGCCTTGCCGATCCATCTGAATTGTCGATAATCTTTTGGATGACCTCCGTTGGGATTTTTTTCTTCTCTGCAATGCAAATCTTTTTGATAAGCTTCTCTTGGTCTTTGTCTGTAAGAGCTTTCAGAACCAACTCTGTGCATCTTGTTCGGATTGTTCTCAGGAGTTTTTCTGGATTGGTGGTGGCAAGGAAAAAGTAGACGTGGCTTGGAGTGTCTTCCAGAATTTTAAGCATAGCATGCTGTGAATCAGAAGTCCATTTATGCACTTCATCGAGTAACCAAATTCTTGAACTTCCTGACATAGGAGCCGCGTGCATTCGTCCTCGTATCTCCCTGACCTTGTCAATACCACGAGCATCTGCTGTGTTTAGTTCTTGGTAGTCGGCATCACCACACTCAAAGGCATGGCGAAGTATTCTACCAACTGTGGTTTTGCCCACACCTGACGGACCTGTGAGCAGAATAGTGTGAGGTAGAGAATCATCTTCTATCCATTGATCAATCTGCTCTACAGCACTATCTTGTCCGATCAACTGCCTTGTGTTTTTTGGTCGATGTTTCTTGTACAGCTCGTGCATTTTGTCTCCTTAGAATCCACCTAACAATTTCATTGCCATTCTTAGTTCAGGACTATAAGATCCTTCTCCAAATTTGACGCCTTGTTCTTTGTCAAATCTATGTTGACAATCTCTAATCATCCAGCTCAGAGTTTTTACCAGTTTAGCCTGTTCTTCTATGTAAGTTATGCTCAAATCCAACACCAACTCGCAGCATCTTTCATCGAAGTTTTTTCCTGTTGATCTTCTTGCCTCTTGCAGTTCCACGAGCTTTTCGATTATTTGTACACATTTCATGACAGTTTCTTTCTTGTTTTTCGTTTTGCTAATTCGATATTTTTAATCGCTTGTTTGTAATAACTTTCTTTGAGTTCGATTCCAATTCCTTTCCTACCATTTTTTACAGCAACATAGATTTCGCTACCTATTCCCATGAATGGACTTAATACAGTATCTCCTTTCGTAGACCATAATTCCATGCAACGTTCGATTGTGTCTAATTGAAGCGGACATATATGTTTTTCATCATCATGTTGTATAGCTTCTCTATATTTTAGTACTTTTGTCTGCCGAATATCGAACCAAACAGGGCTTGCATATTGTCTCCATATCCAATGTGAGAATTTATTTTTTGCTGGAATTTGGGTTTTGAATCTATACAGATTTTTTGGAATTTGTCTACTACCATGATAAGTTTCTAATCCATTTTTATGCTTTATTGGATTTGGATTTTCACCTTTCTTGCGAAATGTTAATATGTAATCTGGAATGCCTGTTCGGCAAACAGAAGAATCTTTGCATATTTGTTTATGGGCCAATCCAATAGCTTTTGTTCGGACTGCTGCTAACAGAGGATCTTTCCAAATACAATGACGCGAATAAAATATAAATCCTCTTTTCTCAAATGCTTGGATTATGCTACCTGGAAAATCTCGAATTCCTATATAGCCAGTATCTTGTTTTGCTATTGGAAGATCCATGCAGTGAATAGCGACTACTCTTCCTGGCGTTATTACTCGACGAAGTCCTTTGATTAGAAAATCGAAATGCTCAAAGAACTCTTTATATGTTCGAGAATTCCCCATATCTGCATCGCTGTCCGTATAGGAATATAGTTTTGAGAACGGTGGTGAAAATATAGAAAATCCGATTGAGTTTTTCGGAATACTATGTATAACTTTACAACAATCTGCATTATATACAGCATACTCTTTTGTGATCTTTTGGTTTTTTACATCCATTGTGGGAGTTTCATCCTTTCTTGTCGTTCTTTTTTTGGTTCCACTTTCATCTGGGAATATCGCATCTCTTGAATGATCCCATCAAACATTGCTTCTGATGCTTTTTCCTTTCGCATCATGTTATCAAGAACTCGTTTCTCAGATTGACTTGATATTAGATTGCAATTGACTGGATTTTTCTGCCCGAATCTCCAGCAACGTCTTACTGCTTGATAGAACTGTTCATAGCTATGAGAAGGAAAGAATGATATATTTGAGCAGTGCTGCCAATTCAAACCCCATCCAGCAATACTTGGCTTTGTAACCATGACTCTAATTTTTCCATCGCTAAAAGCCATGAGTCTTTCCTCTTTGATTGTGTCTTTGTCAGAGCCTTTAATCTGAACAGCATTAGGAATGATCTTTGTAAGATAATCTCCCTCGTCATTGTAATTACACCACACAAGACAAATCTTAGTTTTTGGTAGTATGTCTCTTACCCTTTCACACCTCTCTTTTATAGTTGCTTTTCGTTCTGCTCTTTGTTCGTTTAATGTTATAGCATCTATCGGCAGAAGCATTCCATTTTTTGCTTTGCTTTTGACTACGTGGTTTTTTATTTTCAGAGGAGGTAGTATAAATCTATCATTCTCAAATCCTATGTCTGATGGTTTTCTAATTGCTCTGGCCCAGGTAGATACCCATTGCCAGTATCTCTTTTTTGCGTGACCTTTCAAAGTCCATTGAGATGTAGTTTCTCCTTTGTGAGTGAAGAACATTCCAAGCATTTGAGCATGTCTCATGTCTCCTAATATCTCTGAGGATGTTCCGAGTTCTGTGTAGTCATTTGGAGCAGGTGTTGCGGAGCATAATAATATATAATCAATTTCTTGTGCAAACTCATTCAATTTCTTTCTTGTTTTTCCGTCAAAGTTTTTCAAAATACTCGATTCATCGAGCACAACTCCAATAAAGTCTTTGGAGCTGTAATTATCAATTCGAGCATAATTAGTGACGTTTATTCCTTTGTGTACTTTTCCTTCTTGAGTATGGTGTACTTTAATTTTGAATTTCTTCCCCTCTCGAATTGTTTGTCTTGATACTGCGAGTGGTGTGATAATGAGAATGTTGCCTTTTGTTTTCCTTCTAATATTTTCTGCCCATACAAGTTGTTGAGGTGTTTTCCCGAGACCACAATCTTCAAATAAAGCTGCTCTGCCTTTTCTGATTGCCCATTCTGTTAAATGTTTTTGGAAATTGAATAGGAAGTCAGGCATCCATACAGGATCAAATCCTTGCATTGTGTCACGAGGTACTTTTGTTTTTAGAAAATCATTATAATTCATAGTGCCTTTCATACACCTGCTTTCCTGGATTAGTTTTAAGACAATCTGTTCTTTTGTATGTTTCACCTGCCCAGTTTATAACATTCATTCCATCGCAATATCGACATGGCTCTATTCGTTTCTTTGTCACATAATCTCTCATGCAATCATAGCAGAAATGAGGATGAAAGATCATAATTTGTAATCCTCTTTATCAAACCAAGATTTGCCAACAGGAGCAACACCAGCCTCTACCTTCAACGGTACTATAATCCAAGGCCAGTGCTTTCGGATGTCTACTGTCATTACCTGTTGGCATATTTCGACATAGTCTTTCAATTCCTTTTTGTAGACATCTCCTACTATTGAGTCATGAATCTGTCCTACTATAACAGTCTTCATTTTATATTTACGAAGCAACTTTTGGATTCTGATCAGAGACCATAGTAGCCAATGGAAAGCGGAGCCTTGAACTGGATAGTTTATTACCTCATTGCGTGGGAGAATCCCTTCGATAAAGAATCCTGTTAGAGTTTCAAAAGACATATCTTCAAGGTAGCTTCGCCACCAATCTATTTTCCATTGCCCATATACTTTGAATCTTTTTTCCCAAAAGTTTTCTTCTACTTTTTGTATATGTCTTTCGAATGTATGGGATTTTGGATCTTCATTTGGATCGCAAGCACCTAATTTATAAATACCTTGTGATTTCAAATGAGTATAAAGATCCTCGCCTGTCTTCTTGTTCGTGAGATTTAGTTTGCCAATTGCTTCCCACATATTCTTTGCAC